GCCCCGGTGAGTATTCGGACACAATAAAAAGGACTTTGAACGCAATAGCAGCCGCAAAGAAACAACTTGCACTTATGGGGAAAATACCGCCCCTTGTGTTTGCTACTGATTTTAATAATAACCACGGTTACACACAACAGCAAAACATAGAGATAACAGCCGCCCGAAAGTTGGAGCAACTACCAACAAGGGAAGATATTATAAAAAGATTGCCCCAAAATACAGACATAGACGAGGACCCGGGCGAAATAATCGTATAAAATCGGCTTTTTCATGTTCGTTTTCTTTTACTTTTACGAACTCGGCAGGATTCCGGGGCGGTGTTGTCCTACATCCGGGGCGGCTTGGTCCGGTCTGCTGATACCCTGGGGCGGGGGTGTGGGTGTTGAACGCCATGGGCGAACTGACCCCTCTGAGTACCCCAAAATTTAAAAAGACCACCCCAAAATAACCATGAGGGAAAGCCACCAATTTACAAAATAGCAATAATACGGCTATTTCAATAACAAATGGAAAGTTAAGATTTTACAACCCACCAAAAAGGAAAGAGGAAAAGTCAATGGAAACCACCATCCACCAAAAACATTACGAACAGATTTTGAAATTGGCAGAGATAAATCCAATAGTGAATAGATGCCTATGGCTATACCGTTGTGGAGAAATGACATGGGAAGAAATGCTGATAATGGCAGTCGGGCATCTTGTGGTAGATAATGAGGCATTACAAAAGACACTGCAAGACACATTGGAGAGGTCCGTGCAGCCAATAATAGTACACCTCGAAAATCCGTAAAAATTTTTTGCTTACGCAAAGGAGAGGAAAAGCATGGACTTCACAAAGATAATAGAAATTCCAAAAGAGTTACAAGAGGAATTGCATCAAAGGAAAATGAATGAGATATGGGGCAGTGGGGTAAAGCCGGTGTGTGCGAACTGTGACAAACTCATAGACAATGGTGGACCAGTGCTGAGTTGTAAGGCGAGGGGTGGGATTATTCCAAGAGATATAGCCGACAATCTGACCTGTGTGCGAAATTGCCACGGAGAACCGGATTTCAAGCCGAAACTTCAATCTCAAAAATTTCCAAAAAAATAAAAAGGGCAAAATTTCATATATCGGCGAAGCCTTACGGCTTAGAAAGGAAAAAGCATGAAAGCAATATTTTTAGAGAGTGTAGAAATCAATGACGGAAAACGCAAAATGACAGTCGAAAAGGGAGAGGTATTCACTGTGGCGAGTTCTGATGCGGATTATTACGAATTGCGCAGAGAGGATGGATGGGGAACTTTAGCACCTAAGACCGCAGAGGGAACTATTTTCGAGATTGAGGAGGATTAAATGAAACACCTACTGAAAATAAAACACCTTGATATGAACATGGATGCCACAATACCGGAATGGGTAATCTTCAATGACGAACACGCACATTTGCTCTACGAATATGTCGAGACAGACCGATACTTTTTGGATTTGGTATTTGGATTAAGAATTGGCAAACTGAAAGATTATCACAGAGAACTATACCTCACACCGAATGGCAGCTATGTCATGGCATATTATTACGAGGGCAATAATCCAAATTACGAAGTGCTTTCCAAAGAGGAGGCGGCAGAGTTCGTGAGAGACCGTAACAAGGAAAGATATATAGAATTATTCAAACCAAGGGAGTTGTGATTATGGATTTTATCGAGTTCTGCGAGAGAATCACTAACAAGAAACTCAGTGCATGGCAAAAAGAAATGTTGTTGCGTCATGCAGAGATAATAAATCAGCAAAGGAGGACACCAATGGATGAAAAGAAAAACTTAATGGAGCCAATGCCTACCGGGGATTATTTGAGAGAAATGTTTGCAAATATGGGGTACAGAATACCACCATTGTCAAAGGGATTTCTGCCGCCAAAGGAAAGCAATAATTTCTTTACAGGCCACAAGGAAGAACCGGAATTTGTAAGGGTAAATCCGAGAGCATTTTGTTTCCCTGAGTTCACACGGACGAAACCTGATGTTTTGTTTGCAGGAGAGTGTTCTACGGAAGAAATTTTGGATTTAATCGAAGAAAGGGAGGAACCTATGGAATCATTGAGAGACAAGAAAATCAAGAGCGTTACTATCGAATGTGCTGATGGCAAAACCTATGTGGGTAATGTCAGACGTATCGAGGGCAATCCGTACTGCATCCGTGAATGTATCGTTGAGGTTGCAGTTGGAAATCCTGTCGGCAAGGTAGGTATCAAAGAGGTTATCTTTGCGAACCCATCCACAATCGTAAAATGGACGGACGGCACGGAAACTGTTGTAAGCTGCATGGATAATGTGAAAGTTATCGAAAAAGTAGTAGACGGCAAGAAAATCAAGAAGAAAAAGCCTATGAAGTGCGATACCTACAGCAAGGAAACAGGTCTTGCTATGGCAATTTCAAAGAAATTCTTCGGAAACGAGGGCAGCTACAACAAGATTTTCAAGGAATTATGCGGAGTGGAGGAGTAAATCATGGATTTAAGAGAATTTGTGAGCATTTATGACGGAGAAATACTGTTTACAGTCAAGGAACCGGTATCTGAGGGCGTTGTTTCGACTGTAATTTCGTTCAAAAGCGGCGAACATGAGGCCCTTAGAGAAGATTTGCTGACACGAAAGGTTGAAAAGTACAATGTTGAGTCTGTTGCAAAGAACAGCGGCATCAATAAGACCTATGACAGTGTAATCGTTATCACTTTGGCAGAGATAGTAGTGGAGGAAGAAACGGCATGAGAATGATATTCTTTGATACTGAATTTACCGGTCTGCATAAGAACACAACTCTTATCAGCATTGGTCTTATATCTGACGAGGGCGAGAGATTTTATGCCGAATTGACCGATTTTGACGAAACGCAGTGCAATGAATGGATTGAGAAGAATGTTCTTGACAATCTTATTCTGAGCGGCAATGAAGATATGGCAAAGGCACTTGGGGATGATTGCATGACAACAGTTGTCCTTGGAAATAAAGAGTGTGTTCGCAAGGAACTTTTAGAATGGCTCGGAAATTTCGGGGATGATATTCAGTTAGTGTCGGATGTAGCACATTATGACATGGTTCTGATTACGGATTTGCTCGCTGAGTCTGCTTTAGAACTGCCTGAGTACATAAATCCTTACTGCCACGATATTAACCAGGATATTGCAATGATTCTGGATGTTACCGACAAGGCAGCTTTCGATTATCCGAGAGAAAAATTGCTCACAGACAGAGGCATTACACTCCCGGTAGGAGAAAAACACAACTCCCTCTATGATGCAGAGGTAATTAAGGCAATCTATGACGATTTTTTCGTTGTGGGGGGGGGGTAAAACGAGGAGGTGTTGAGGTTGGATAAAGGCGAAATTGCGATTGATTACGCAAGGTCAAAGAATCATAAGCGACAAATTCAGATTCTTGCCGAACTCAATGCCTGCCCCAAGGAGAAAATCGTAGAAATTCTCCAAGAAAAAGGCTACAAAATGGTATTTAACACAAATGGCGTGGATATTTCCTTGAAATTTGAGGAAATCCATGCCGCATACCAGAGTGGTAAAACCATAAAGGAACTTTCAAAACAGTATCATGTCTCTGCAAAGGGCATGAAAGAAGTATTAGGGATTACGGAGGACGAAGTTATGAGCAAGGAACCGGTAGGAACAACGGATAATACCTCTGAAATGGACGCTTTACGCACGGAAAATGAAAAACTCCGTTCAGAATGTGCGAAATTAACAGAGGAATGTCACTATCTGAGGGCAGAAATCAAGGAAATGGAAGAAAAGAACAAGACTGTATGCTCCGGCAGTGAGTCAAACGAGAATATTCACGAGAAGTATCAGGCAGTTTGTATCAAAAACAGTCAGTTAAATGCTACGATTGATACTCTGATTGACAAAATTAGTATGTTAAAGGCGGTGGGTTGTTGTGGCAGATAAAGGATTTGACCTTAGACTTGAACCATATTGTGCTTACTGTCCTAATTTTGAGCCGAATGTGGAGAAAATTGACGTTACAGTAGCCATTGATAAGACACAAAGGGTGCTGACAACTATCCGGTGTGAGCATAGGAATGTTTGTGAAAGGGTAAGTCGGAGAATTAAAGAGGTGGAGAATGGCTAAACAAAGATGGTATGCCGTGGTGTTTGAAACCATAGAAAAGAAACCGATTGAGAGAACAGTCAAGGTACTTTGTACGGACAGCGTTCATGCGTCCATGGTGGTTTATAAGCAGTTCGGCAAAAAGAAAATAAAGGTAAAGTCGGCAAAACCGATTAAGGAGGAGTAAGAATTGAAATGTAGAGCAAGAGAAACCGGTGCAGTATTTGAATATCTCGTATGGACCGGCGAGAACCAAAGGGAAATGTTTGACTTCCTCACTTTCGGAGAAAAAATTGATGATTATATGAGTGCGAGTGGAGAACATTTTCGCATTGACTTCGATTACAGTCCGAAAGGTGGGCTTGTAATCAAGATGCCGCCGAAGAAAGGGGATGCCCGTACTGAACCGGGAGATTATATCGTCAAGAACGAAAGAGGTTTCAGACCATATACTCCACGATTTTTCAACGAAGTATTCGAGATTGTGGAAGATATTGCCGAAAGCACCGGACCCATTGAAGAATTTGAAACACCGGAGCAGTTGGAAGAATGTCTACGCTGGTGGCAGCACAAATTGTTTCTTGATAATTGGCTGATACTCGCACATACAACGGACGAGATTATTGATTCCGAGGGTGTGAAACAGGATGATACCGAGGGTCTTAATACCTATGTATTCGAGAGCAGCCAGGCATCCATTCAGATTTTAACAAAAGCACAGCATGATAAAGAGGATATGCTTTTTAAATATTGTGCTGAGAAAATTCTTGTACACGAATTGCTCCACTGCAAATACGCATGGCTCGATAATGGAAATTCTTACGAGGGTGTGTACTTGTGCATGAAAGAGCATCAACTGTTAGAAGAAATGGCGAAAAGCCTTATTATGGCAAAATACAACTTAGAACACAATTATTTCATTTAGGAGGATATGAACATGAAGAAAACACTTATTATCATTGGTATTGCAGTAGCAGTTATTTTGTTGGGAGTAGGAGTATTCACAAGCACCAACAACAGAGCGATTTCTTTGGAAGAACAGATATTGTCTGCTGATTCCAACATTCAGACTCAGGAAAAGAGAAGAACAGACCTCATTTACAACCTTGCAGACTGTGTAATGCAGTATGACAAGCACGAAGCTGAGACACTTCTTAGTGTTGTGGATGCACGAAATAACGGCGGTTCTGCTGACATTGAGAATGTTGCCACTTCTATTGCGGCAGTCGCAGAGGCATACCCGGAATTGAAATCAAATGAGAATTACAAGGAACTTATGAACGAACTCTCTATCACGGAAAATATGATTGCTGAGTACAGAAATGCCTATAACAATGAGGTTCGTGCTTATAACAAGTATGTGAGAAAATTCCCTAACAAGCAGATACTTTCATTTATGGGATATGAGGTTATCGGCTATACATACCTGCAGTATGACGAGGCAGACCGACAGCCGGTAAGCAATCTGTTTGGAGAATAAGCCTATGAAAAGAGGACAAAAAGTAATTTACAGTGACGGAAATATCACAGTCACGCTCAGAGAGGTTCTTTTTGGAATCATTATATTTCTCGTGTTGCTGACGGCAGGATTTTTCATTAGTGAAAAGATTGCCTCAGCAAATGACGAGGCCAATCAGAAGTATTATCAGGCAGTAAAGATTGATAGGGATGCAGAACTGTTTCAGTACGGCATGAGAACCAACATAGGCAATGCTTTTGTTTCCGGCACATTAGAGGCAGTCGGGCCGGTATCATACGAAGAATTGGACGGAGAGTATTCGTATATCGAAAAGGTCAAGGAAAAGTACACGAAGAAAACAAGACGAGTGAAGAAAACCAGGACCGTAAACGGCAAGACAGAAACATATTATGTGACAGAAACCTATTGGGAGTGGGATGTTGTGGACCGTGAGAGCAAGCACTGTGACAGCATACGATTCCTCAATACGGACTTTGCATACGGAACAATCGGATTTCCAATGGCATACCACACTGAAACCATGGACGGAGGCTACCATATTCGTTACAAGTATTATGTGTGTGACCTGTCTTATGACGGAACGATTTATGCAGACCTCAGAGACAACACGGTAGGAAATGCCGTATTTATCGGTTGCAATACCCCGGCAGAGGCTATGGAGTATATGGTTGACGAGGGAAAAGTTACAATCGTGTTGTTTTGGATATTCTGGATTGGGTTGTCATGCGCAGCGGTATATGGGTTCTGGTACTTTGAAAATAATTGGTTGGAGGATTAAGGCATGGGAAAGAAAATCAAAGTGAAAAGAAAAGTGATTGTAATAATCTCAATTCTGATTCTGTTGGCAGGAATAATCGGCGGTTTATATGTAGGCGGTTGGCTTATGTTCATCAAGCCTATTATGGCGTGCTGTGCTATGTTTGATGCCGGAACACTGACGGCACTTGCGGTTGGAAAAACGATACTGTGTTGCATATTTGCGAGTGCTGTTGGAGGAACAATTTTCTATCTCGGATTGCTTATCAGCAGAATACTTGTGGAGGTGGCATAGTGTTCATAGTCACACAGAAAAGAGACATGGTTCTGAATGTGGATAATGTAATCTCTGTTGAGATTGACGGCATGAAGATTATGGCCGTAGCAAGAACGAATGATTATGTTATCGGAGCATACAAGGGCCAGGACAGAGCAAAGGAAGTATTCAACGATATGCTCC